AACAGCACCCTAACCTACTAAAGAAATACTTGCAGCTCTGGCCCCGAGGACACGGCAAAACCACAGGAATCATACTCTACATCCTCTGGCTCATAGGCAACTACCCAAACATCCATATACAAATAGTCAGCAAAACAGCATCACAGGCAGAGTCAATATGCACAGCCTTAATGACAACAATCGAACATGACAGCAGATACCGTGAACTCTTCGGAGACCTCAAACCAGACCAGCCAATAAAGTGGACAAGCCAACAATTCATCATAGAACGCACAGAAATCAGCAAGAACCCAACAGTAAAAGCAACAGGACTCATGGGACCAATCACAGGCGGAAGAAATGACCTTATAGTCTGCGATGACATCATAGACGAAGAGAATGTAAGAACAAGACTACAGCTCGAGAAGGTAAGCACATGGTTCAACAAGATACTCTATCCTACACTCTACCCTTGGGGGGCAATCGTAGTTATAGGCACACGATGGAGCTACGCCGACATCTACGCAGAATTGCTAAAAAAATGGGACAACTCAGTACTCAAGGCAGAACAGAAAGACGGCACAGCGTTATGGCCTGAATACTGGCCTCTCACAAAACTGGAAGAACGCAGAAACGAAATAGGTACAATCGTCTACAACTGCCAATACATGAATGACCCCACAGGAATGGAAGGCAGCATACTAAAAGGCTCATATCTTATTCCTTGGAAAAAGCCTCCACCACCACGATGTGAATATTACGCAGGGCTTGATCCCTCACTTGGGGAAAACGACTATTTTGGCATAGCAACATTCGCTTATGACCGCAACCACAATCAAGGATACCTTGAGGATGTGTGGGCAGAACACTTACCTTTTCCAGACATTCTAAACGACAAAATCCCACAACTCTGTAGACAGTACAACTACCGTAAAATGTACATGGAAATAAATTTTTGGCAAAAACTGTTACTGAACATGCCAGAGCTTAAGGGACTTCCGATTGTGCCAGTTAAAACGGTTAGAGACAAAACAAGCAGATTCATCTCTATGAGTAGCCACTTTGAGAGTGGAAGAGTGTTAGTTAATCCGCTTCTGCTTAATCGTAGCGAGTTTTGGCTTGAGTGGGTACAGTTTCCGCGTGGACAATATGACGATGCAGTGGACTGTGTTGATCTTGTCGTAAGTAGTGTTCTATCCTCTGCACATAAGTTGAAGGCATGGAAGTTCGGATAATGTTTGATAGGAAACCTAAACCAGAACAAGCATTCACAGCTAACATAGCATCAGCCAAAACCATGCGCACACTCATAGAACAAACACTCTGTCCCGCATGCAATCAACAAACTCTCACGTTAAGCAGGTACACAACTGGCGAGAAAGGGTGGGAAGCCGATGTTAAATGTGATAACTGCAACTTCAAGGGAACAGTGAATAGCACAGGCTTCCAGTTTAGCAGAATAGACAGCAAGGGGAAAGCAAGAGAATGAAAGCTACGAAGAGTCGCCAAACCACTTCTTGACCCAATTAACAACTTCACGGTTCCATTTTATTTGGCAGTCAATGGGATTTTTTATTGAGTCATCATAGTTTGGAAAGTCTTTTTTTGCCGAATCAACAACTTCTATTGGAACAAAAAGAGCTTTATACTCATAATTTATCTGAGCGCTAATGTTTTCCTTTGTAGGATGAATAGTCCCATCGTCATGAACATATCCCATATCTTTTGCAATTTTTGATAGTTTTGCACGCATATCATATTGTGTTATAGCATGTTTTTTAAATTCTCCCTCACCCAATCACAATCACCTCATTATTACCAAAACGTAAGTAACTTATAAAACATTTGATGTGAAAAAATGAGCAACACAGGCTTTAGGCGAATCGCCACAGCCGACACCGTACCACACGGACAAGGCATACAAATCCCCAGAAGTGGTACTGGAGGAGGAGGCGAATACGGCGCAGACATCACAGACGCTCTACGCACATTCGCCATAACACGCGAACCCGTAGCCTACAGAACAGTCTTCACAGTAGCACATGACATCTTCGACAACTGGTTTGAACTGGAACTGGAAGGCGAAGAAAGCAATGAGAAAAGCAAAACCTTCGACAAAACACTCCAGAAGAAACTTTCAGAGCTACACGCCAAACAAGAACTAACCCGCATGGCAGTGTTTGAACGAGGCTACGGCTGGGCAATCCTAGTGCTAGGCTATATTGATGCTGCAGAGTCACTAAATGACCCTTTAACTTCTCCGCAGGGCTTGCAGGAAATCAAGGCTTATGGTCCCCCACAAATTCAAGTGGACGACGGTGACTTAGACAACGACATAAAAAGTGCACGATTCGGTCTTCCAGTTTACTATCATATTCGCCGAGCAGACAAGATGCAAGGCGACCTCACCGTCCACTACACCAGAGTAATACATTTTGCTACAAGACTGATAAACCATGACTGGAAAGGACAAAGCGTACTCGACCCGGTGTGGGACGACCTCAACGTACTACGCAATATTCGCTGGGGAATGGGTCAAACAATGTATCGCTACGGTAGCGGCTTCCCAGACATCACATTTACAGGCGCAGAACTAGGCGACATAAATGATTGGATAGACAGCGGAGCCTTCCAGAACCTAAACGCCCGCACATACTTCGCACACTCAGAGGACCAAATCCTCGAATTTAAGGGACTGCAGGGCAGAGCCTTAGACCCCATGAACTACTATCTGCCTCCAATGGAGCACATCAGCGCAGGAACCGGAATCCCCCTCGCAGTTCTTCGCGGAGTACAGGCAGGCGCATTAACTGGCTCAGAAGTCAACCAGATGGAATACTACGGCTTAATCAGTGATGAACAAAGCGGCTATGAACATGGTATCCAGCTACTGATAAACGCTATAATGAATGTTTTGCCCGAAGTTGAAACTGTAGACTTTCAATTTAATTGGCTTGGCGGCTTCGAGCTTGATGAAGAGAAGCAAGCTAACATTAAGTTGCTTGAAGCGCAGGAGCTGCAGATACGGGGGCAGTGGCACACACGCAACGAACTCAGAAAGATGGAGGACCCTGACGTAGACGATTTGTCTGAGGAGCAGGGCGGAGAGGAGATACTAGGCAAAACATTACCTTTCGGTAATAATGAGAAACAGGAGAATCCTTTGGAGCAGATGAAAGAGGGCGCCAGTTTTCTTGTAACAGAGATGTCAAAGAAAAAAAAGAAGTAACCTATGAAGTGCACGTTCGTTCAACCTTCATCGTATTAGACTTTCATAATAACTATTTAAGGTGTTTGATTTGAGCGTAACACAAATAGTAGACGTAGTCCGAGCAGTAATAGCAGCAAAGACACGCATTTACTTGGATGTGCCTTATGGAACAACATTCTTTGGAGCAAACGACATCTGGAAGTATATTGAAATAGGCGACGATAAACTTTGTCCAGTCTGCCGAGCAAACGCGCATGCTGGAATAGGAGATGAGATAGGCGAGTACCGAGGCAACAGGATAAGAGGCTTCTTTCCCTATCTTGAAATCTTAGACGTTAACACCATCAAAGTGAATGCGCACCCGAACTGCAGATGCGTAATGGTGCGTGTGCATACTATTGAACAGAAGAAATCAACATGAAAGTGGAGAAGTAAACATGCAGTACTCTGCAGTTCTTCCAATTCATAACGAACAAGAACTTTTGCCCTATAGTCTACCATCCATATATCAACTACAACCAGACGAAACCGTTCTCCTCTTTGACCGATGCACAGACAACAGTCTCCAAATAGCCCACAAGATAGCAACAAAACATCATATGGTAAACAAAACCCGATTCGTGAACGTTTTAGAAGAATCAGATTACCAAATGAGATCAGCATACTTGAGAGTCTTAGGATGTACTCTCGCAAAACATAACACCATATTATATTCAAACGCTGACTTGATTCTTGACCCAAAAATCAAAGAATACATAAAATCCGTAACCAAGTACGGCTTAATCACCTTCGAGTACAAAGATTACCCTATTAATTGGAGAATGAACATCAAACGTTTAATATCCAAAATTTTGCCTTTTGATTGGCTTGGAGCAGTGAGACTATTTGACCGCAGATTAATGTTCAAACACGAAAATCTTGAGGAATTAAAAAGCTTAGAGTCAGAAGACACACATCTTGCCAATGCCATAAGAGAACACAAAAAAACATTATACATCCACACCAACACAACACATTTAAGACCAAGAGAGAACCAGAAACGCCATTATCTTCGAGGCAGACTCTACGCCCAATTCAATCGAAGTTTTCTATTAACAGTCGCAAGCGCAATAAGCATGCTCCGCTTTGGGTTACTGAAAGGATACATTCATGAAAGGTTCAAATACACCCCAACCAAAACCCCATACCTACAATACTCCGTGTTTGTACCAATACACAACAGCCAAGATTTCCTAAAGTATAGTTTACCATCAATCTTCAAACTGGACCCTCCAGAAGTTGTCTTATATTTTGATAATTGCCAAGATAACAGCCATGAAACAGCAAGACAAATCGTAGATAAACTAAAACCGGGCTGCACAATCAAATACATACACAACCACAAGCAGTCCCCGACGAACGGCTACAACTTTCAGACAGCATACGTCAAAACCGAAGGCATCAAACACTGCACCTACGATTGGGTACTAAACTGTGACGCAGACATGATGTTACAGTCAGAAAAGATGAAGCCGCACCTACAATCACCGGAATACAAGTGCGTCTGCTTCGACAGAATAGAATATCCCATAGACCCACGCTTTGAGGTAATAAAACCCCTCAGCCACTTCAACAAACCCAGAACAAGAGGATTAATGTTCTTCAACAAAAAATTGCTCTTTCGTCACATGGACCTAAAGAAACTCAAAAAAATATACATTGCAGTTGACACATTCATTTTTGAGACAATCAAAAACGAGTACAAAGTAAAGTTTGTCAGAGGCAAAAACATTCATTTAGACCCACATCGAACCAAAGAAAAAGATTACCAATATGGAATACACTCTTGGAATGTTTTAAGGCGAAAATTCATAAGAATATTAGTGTCAAAATCTATAACCTTAAGGTTCTCCTATCTAAGAGGATACATTCACGCTCGCTTCTGCGGAAGAGTCAACAAAAAGGTTATGGAAACTAAAAATATCCCTCTACGTTTTCCATTCTCACACGTTACATATGATGGCATCTGGCTAAAAGTAACAGGCACCCACAAAACAAAGTTACAATATCCAGCAATAACTCTAAATAAGCCACAGCAAGGAACCCCACTGCAAGCAACGGCAACAGTAAAAGTAGACGTTGACTCTTGGTGGTTCGCGTTCTTCATGGAACCATTCAAGAGCAACTACGCCAACTATCTCGGAATGGACACACGCGCAGGCACAGTTCACTATGCAAGAACAAGACGGAATGCTCTACAAACAGCCACAAATATTGACCCGCAAGATTGGACAAACGAAACAGAATTTAGTATTATACATGACAAATCAGATGTTTACTTTTACATAAATGGCGCAGAGATAGCACATCATACAACCAACATCAGCCAACAGCCCTACGAGATAAGTTGCTGTGAACCAGATGGAAAAGCGAGAAAGTGCAGCTTAAAATACCCACAGGGGATAATCGTCAATGATACATCGAAGAACCTTTAAGGCATCCACTGTCGGTTCAAGAAAAACCAAGAACCTTAGACCAGACATCACTCTTCCACATGGATTAAACAGTAAAACACTCATGTACGATGAGCCACATGGCACCTGCATTCTTGAGGTGTGGTGTAGCGACCATGAATTATTAAAGGCTGAAGACAGAAAAACCTTGAATGATATAGACGCTCTTTCAAGCCAAGAATCCATAAATGAAACCTTGAAGTCCCATAATCTAAGCCCCGCCACACTTGGCTTAATAAGCGTTTCTGGCCACAAGTTTTCAACGGTTTTTTCAGCTTTTAAAAACGACGTATCCAAAAGAAAGTTAACAATTAAAGGTTTAGTTAGGAAGTTTTTGAAGTTAACCTCAAAGCAAGGGTACATTTTAGATGAAGGATAATGTTAACAGAAAACACCTGCTCAAAGTTGTTTGATTATGAAATATGACATTTGCATGTGGGCAAAAAACGGAGAACAATACCTCCCTAAAGTTCTAAACCGGATAGACCAAATAATCCCACATGAAAACGTTGGCTCAAAAATCTTTGTTGACGACTCAAGCAGAGACCGCAGCGTAGAAATCGCAAAAGACCACAACTGGAACATATACCTCAACAAGAAAGGATGGATTAACGGCGGCACAGAAGAGGCCTTACACCACGTAAAAACATCACACTTCATCTCTGTTGAACAGGACGTTTACTTAGCGAAAAACTTCATGTCCCTAGCAGATCACCTAAACGGCGATAATGTAGCGGTGTCCTGTGGAGTTTATCTGCCAACAACAAAGTATGGAAGAATATATTCAGAACATCATATGCAAGACCTCAGAAAACGTAACATACACTTTATGGGAATAGGCAGCAACTTCTTCAACACAAAATATGTGAAACAGTCAGGATTCATAAAAGACAAACTAGCCATACATGACTTCTATGCCACCATAAAACAGTTAGGCTACAAATGGATCACAGACTATACCGTAGTCTCAGACCACATACGCACATCATTCAAAGAAGACCTGCAACGACTAGACAGATTTTACAGCATAACCACATCAGAAACGTTTCTAGACAAAAAAAACTTAAGAGCCACACTAAGAATGGTTCGCAAATGCCTTTCAACAAAATACATCAAAACAGGAAACCCACTCATACCCGTTCTTGAGGCAATAGTAAGATTTAAGCTTCTACAACTATACCTAACAAAAAGGCGACCCCTACATGCGTAACCTTTTCTGGGTAGGCTGCTTTCCCTCAGGAAGCCACAGTGTTGGAGACCACGCTCAAACCCTAGCGGTTGAACAGATTCTGAAAGAGCAATTTAGCGACTACAACATAAAACGATACAGCAGAAAAGAAGTACACCAGTTCTTTCAGCAACAAGTAAACGAGAACGACCTAATTTTATTGCATAGCAGCGGAGACTTCGGAGACCTCTACAACGCCTGGCATAAAATCAGAAAAAAGATTATCGCACAATATTCACACATCAAAACAGTTCAGTTACCAGTCAATGTCTATTACCGTTCACACACAGTGTTTGAGGAAGACAAAATCTTCTTCAGCGACAAAACAAACCTTCTGATTCTATGTCGCACAGAAGAAGACGCGGAGCTTCTAAGAAACAATTTCGGATGCAAAGCCAAATATTTCCCCGATTTCGTGTTCAGCCTCAAACCACATCTCATAAACGTGGAACGCAAAGGAACATTAGCTGTGCTAAGACAAGACAATGAAAGCCTACTTAAACGAAAAGCCCCAAAAAAGATTCATAGAAGATGGCTAAAAAAGCTTAAAGACTTCATGGCTGCAATCAACTTCACTAAACAAATTCAAATCCAATACCCAAACATACTATCACACGACACCCAAATCAGCGACATCCCCATAACCGACTCTAACCGCGAATCCATAATCTTCGACGTTCTAGACTATTTCCAGCATTTTAAGTTGGTGATTACAGACCGTTTTCACGCCTGCGTATTCGCCATATTAACCAAAACCTCATACATGGCAGTGCAATCTAAGATACGAGGCAAATCAGAATTCAACCCAAACGTAGACCCTGCAACATTCACAAACTTTAGGGCCATGATAGAGTCAGAACTTCAGGAGGCACCTATCACAGAAAAGATTGAATATAAATCTATATTACCGCTTATCAAATCGAGACGTAGCATCCGAAAATGGACAAGCCAACAGATAGAACCACATAAACTCCAAGAAATAGCCGAAGCCGGAGTCTACGCACCCTCAGCAAGCAACACCCAAGCCACCAAACTAACGGTTATCACAGACAGAAACACAATCAAGTTTATTTGCCAAAACACCAGCCCCTGGTTCAGGAACAATTTTCCCTCCGCAATAGTTCTAGTCATGTTTGACAAGACACGGGCAAACACCAGCCAAAGATGGATGAGCCGTTTTGTGTGGCAGGACACTGCATGCGCCATGATGAATATGATGCTGCAGGCTGAAAGTTTGGGGCTTCATACTTGCTGGGCAAGCGTTAATCCAGAACAGGAGAAGCGTATTAAGAGAGCTTTTGGGTTAAACATGATATTAACTTGTCTATTGTTTGTGGGTTACAGTAATCAGAACCCTAGTTTATTGAGTAAGCATCAGGGTAGAACGTTAGAACGTGGCATGTAACAATTTGTTTGGGGACTCTTCATGAAAGTTTGTGTCCTAGGATTAGGAACCATCGGCGAACCAACAGCCCAACATATTCGCAAACATGGCTTTAACGTATATGGCTATGACCTAATCAAAAAAAAGCTAGAAGGCATAGAAACTTTTGTGGATTGGCAACAAGTTCCAGCGTGTAACGTTTATGTGATAACTGTTTGCTCAAACAAGGTTGAAACTGTCTGCAAACTAATCGCTGAACGAGACAAAGAATCCTTTGTTATAATCGAAAGTACAGTTCCTGTTGGAACATGCCGAAAAATAGCAAAAAATTACGGTTTAATCAACGTAGTGCATTGCCCACATAGATATTGGGAAGAAGACACAGCCAATCATGGAATAAAGCAACTTAGGGTTATTGGTGCTATAAATCAGGAATGTTTAGAGGCAGCACACGAATTTTATACCAAACTTGAAATTCCACTGCATGTTTGCTCCAGTGTTGAAGTCGCTGAAATCTGCAAAATCAGCGAGAACGCGTACAGGTTCGTTCAAATCGCTTTTGCCGAGGAACTTAAAATGATCTGTGACAGAAACAACATTCCCTTCGACGAGACAAGAGAAGCATGCAACACAAAATGGAACATAAACATTCTTGAAGCAAGAGAAGGCAT